AGTAGTAAACACACCTCTATCTAAACTCTGAATAAAAGCCCCTTCTTATACTTAATCCAAACTCAACCCGTCTGTCCCATCTCATCTTATATTGATTGCATTTGACTGATTGCTCTTCTTGAGCAAGATGCAATCAGCCTACCCAAGAGGACGTTTTTGTTCTTCATATTGAAATCAGTTGATCCGGTTTTCTTCAATAGTGGCAGAAATGTATCATATTGAAATAGTCTGTTTAGCAACATGCACTCCAATGCTTCATTCACATTGGCCAATATGCTCTTGCACTGTTCCTTTGTCTTGCCCTTGCTGAACATCTCATCGTCAAATGTTGACAGAGTCTTTTCTTTGAAATCTATATTCAAAGGGTCAGCTTCTTCCTCTTCTTCTTCTATGAAAGCCTCCATTTCTTCCATCTCAGTTATAAACAACATTTGGAAAATGGCTGCTGTATTAGTCAATAACTCTCTTTCTTTTTGTTCTCTATCCACTTCATCTGCCCAGTCTGATCCTTCACCTTGTCCAACTTTGTCTCTTAGAGTTTGTAATATGTTAGACATTTGTGTACTTGCTAGTAGCTCACATAGTTCAACTATCTTCTGAGGCTCTATATTCCTACTAGAGTAAGCATTGATCATTTTTGATACCATGTTGCCCTCGCTTTCGGTTACATAACTAGCTTCTAGCATTCCTAATTCTTCTTGTTCTTCTGTTAGTTTGTCTATGTCTTGCTCATAATTGAGCTCTGTGGCTGTTATGTCAACATCTATCATCTTGAGGTCAGAATATAACTCATTCTCGTGCTTGGCAAACCCACAGTGGTGACTACATAATATCCTGAACACACTATCCATTATTTCTGACTTTGGTACAAGCCATTTTACATACTTTTCCAGCCTTGTGGAAGATATCATGTTAACTTGATTCCTTATTATATTCTTTAGTTCGTTGTCTTCTATAAATATCTGCATGCTGATGCCAGCAAGCATTAATATCTTCGACTCCATTCCTGTCACGGTAAATTTATTATAGTGTTGATCTAACTTGCATATTCTGGTTTTTGTCTCTCTTGAAACATATCTCTCCACACCACTTGCCTTGTCTCTGTCTAGTACACTTGATGTATTGACACCGACCAAGAAGTTGTACTTGCCAACGTCCAGTTCAAACCTGATGTATTCTTCCATGTCGCTTTTTGCAGAGGTTAATTCACTTGGTTGTACCAATTTGAAAGGTATCAACCCTTTTTCTGTGAAATAACTTATGTCCTTCCCTTCCTTTATAGGGTTTGACCTAACTGTTAGATATTTGGAACTTGGATCTAGAACTTCATCGACAGTCAATATGTTGACCTCATTCATAGTGCTGTAAAACTTATCATTGTATAGGGTCTTTATGTCTTTCTTAATTTCATAATTGTCAAATCTATTGTTTTTTCTGAGGAATAGCATCATGTCAGATATCTTCCTAGTGTTAGCCGTAGTGGATTTAATTATTTTCATATTCCCTGGTTCACCTTCAATACGGACAACGTCATCTCCTTTCTTTATATCAACTATAAATTCTCCAGCCCAAGTCACTCTTTTAGAAATTGGATTATACCTCTTGTCCTGTTCTTTGACCCAATCTGCTCTTGTTGTCTCTGCTCTGACAAACCTACGTATCCATTTGTCGTCACCAGTTATATCTAACAGCATTGCACCTAATAATTGTTTACTTGACACATCCACTTCATCTTGCAATATATCGACTAATTCAGAATGTGCGAGTTGTTTCAGAGAATACTTTGCACCTCTCAAGTTTAAGAAAAGGTTGTTTATAAACAGTTCTTTTTCTATTGTTTTTGATATGACACACAGTTTCATATACATCTCGACAGCTGACATCAATGCATGCGGAGCGTAATCGCTGAAATGTTCACTCCTTCTCACTGTGTCTCCTACAAATTGGCTCACTATACTAAAATCTTGAGAGAACTTTTCCTTGTACCACGATATCAGGAATGACATCATATCTGATTTGTCCAATGGTGGCCCCACAACATATCTGCCTCTTCTAGCATTCAAATAATGGTAGTATATACCGCAGGCCACCTGCAACTTGTTAGATGTGACACTCAACCAATCTCCAAATTTTGATTTGACTATATTTATATCAAGAGATAGTTGATCTGGGTAGTTCAAAATATAACCTTCTTTCACGATAATTCCCGGCTTCACTATCTCAGCTAGAACAAGTTGAAGTGGATTTGCTATGCCTAAACTTGATTCCATCTCTGGCATCAATGTTACTACAGTCGGCTTTTTTGCTTCTGTCCCTGAATCTTGCATATTGGGCAAAATTTCATCAGCCATGTCAGCTCTAAATGTAGGATCTCTTAGTATTGATGGTATCTGACTAGCTGATTTTCTGCTGAATTCTCTGCCTGACATTTTGTAAGAAATATCAAGTAGTATTTTATAGCACTGTCTTATAGTGTGTCTCTTATTGCTTCCAGATATGGTTACACTCCTAGAAGATGCTACTATACTACTAGCTGATGCTATCATCCTCACATCATTGTTAAATCCGCTTTCTGACAACTGCATGAGTAACGTGCTTACATTTTCCTTTATATCAACTACAGATTGCCTAATTGAGGTTCTCACCTTTAGCAAGCCAGCCAAACCAGAACCCTCTCCTGATATGTTTCTCAAGAATTTGACTGTCTCAGTCACTTTGCTAGAGAAGGGGTGACAGAAGCAAAACGGGTTTACCAAACTTTTTGTGAAATTGCCCCCTATGATTGACATACCCAGACTCTTATAAGCTATCAAATTCTTCTCTCTATGCTTTTCATCTGCTTGTATCTCTTCCACTGTCAAATTGAGGTCATCTGTGTAATCTTCTGCTTCTAGCAAGTCCCTTATCCTCCTTATATTCCTTACAACCATCTCATTGGAGTCCTGATCAACCTCTTTATCATATATCTCAATATCTGAGTTGTCATTAATTTTATTTGACATATTCACCATTACTGCCGCTATTGTCACCATGGCTTCTTTGGTAGTCCAATCACCTTTCTCGTTTGCGCTCCTCTTGAAATTCCCTACACAATAGTTAGCTTGTGCAAACGATCCTGATACACACAGCTCGAAAGTTGTTATGTATTTTGGCCATCCCATTAGTTCTATTGGTAATTTCCCTATATCGATCCCTAGAGAACTTATGTCATTGATCTTTCCCTTGTTAACGTTGAACATGTTTAATATTTTTGTCTTGCACTCAGCCCTTACATAACAACAGGCATCTTCAGGTGCACCGTTCCTGGACAAAGTTTGCAATGATCCAATGGCTGTGGATATATCTTTGTACATATCTAACCCTCTCATGGAATTAAATATGGATACAGCATCCTTTGCCCATATGTTTATTGTGCTACCGTTGGCAACATATTTCTGTATAACTTCACCTATTAATGATGACATATAACTTTTCTTCTTATTCTGCTTTAGGCAGAACATCCTTTTCCCTAATAAAAAGAAATCATAAAAGTCGGTAACCATGTGTGAGTATTTAGAGCATATAACAGCGAAGGAATCATCAGAATTGACCAAATGGTCAACCTCTACTTGGTCATACTCTTTATTAGAAAATTCTTTATAATATTTGTTAAATATTTTCGTCAACCACTTCACAGCTATTATATGTATGTGTGTACTGCTTATGTTTAACATGCCTTGGACCCAACCTGCTACTCCTCTTATGCCTCCATCTTTTGTCAGGTACTCTGGGTATTCCTTGATGACCTGATCAGGTATCTTGGGGAAAAATTGGGTTCTTGTTTTCATTTTGTTCAGAGAGTCGATCATATCACCTTTCAAATTTTCTGGTATACATCTATTGTCAACTATGTTTGCAGTGAACTTATTCATGTTATCACTCTCTGAGAACTGTGACTGATCCATCACTATATATGACAAAACCTTCTTGTCATTTCTTATTGCTTGGTTGATCCGGTTTCTGCTCACATCTGATAGCTTTGCAGACCTATTCACCTTCTTTGCCATTAGGTTTTCGCCTTGAGCTTGGCCTATTCTCTGGTAAATCATTTCTATACAGTACAGCCTCTGTTTGGTAAAAAAGTCTGCGCTTCCAATAGGCCTACCACCTCCCCGTTGTTCCTTCTCCGACATGTTGAAATACATTTCATCATCTTTGTGATCAGACATTATTTGCCCTACCCTACATTTCTCTGTGTCATCTTCATTTATGTATCTCTCCATCATAACCAGCCCAGATAGCATTGCTGTGGTTGACCTTCTAACTTTGAAGAGCTCTTCTAGAGGCTTCTCCCTCTTTGTTTTGTTTACTGACTCAAGCATTTTAATAACTTCATCATGATTTTTTATCTTCTTCTTAATCTCTCTAGTATTGTCTAGCGTTGACCCAGGTATGATGCAGGCTCCCCTCATGGATAAATTATTCGGAAACAAATCAGCTACTTTCTTATTGTTTGTTCTCAACATAGATGGTATGAACCTTGCCAGTTCGGAATCTTCATCTAGCTGTGCATAATACATAGCATCTCTAGAATAACAAAAATCTGATTCAAATGGGTAGTTGAATAACCCGTTGTCCATTTCATTGAACCCTTTAGTAGTCCAGCCAGGGTTTGCCTCCTCATCTTTTTTCATTTTGTCGTTATAGTCGGCTACTTTGTATGCACATTTATCAATGAATTGGGAATTGTACAATTTTTTCGGCCTGGCATGGAATATCAATTGTGATTCTGATATATAAAACAATAGGTTTTCAGTGATGACTTCAGTGTCGCAAAACATTGCAAATTGTCCTGTTATATTGAAAGACTCAGGCAGAACATAACCATTCTTTTGTATTCTCAATGGATTTAGGGACCTTGTTTTGTTGAGTTTTATATTCTTTTCTAAGAATCTGAATATATTTCTGTGCAAATAAACATCCAGATTGGTCTTCATCATTAAAGACAATTTGTCACTTAGTAGCAAATCTAGCGAACTATGGCTTGACATGGGCATGGCCACTAGATATTTCATTAGGTCCAACATTTCACTAGGTTTCTGATGTAAGTCCAACAGGCATAGACAAGTCAATCCTACGTAACTTGATTTATACCTCTTCTCAATTTCTTCATCCAGGTCACTCATTGACATCATGCTCATGTAATGAACTCTAAATTCTGCATCTATGTTGCACAATTTGGATAGCTTTTCAAGCTCATATTTATGCAACTTACTAGCAATATAGTGGTATTTTGTTGTTTCTTCACAGTACTTACTCAACTTCGCTTGTGCTCCAAACAACATCAGATCATTCGAACAAGACTTGTCAAATCTAGTGATAGTCATAAAGTAAACACTTGGGTTCCTTTTAGTCAAATTGGTTTGGGTGAATACCAATAATATCATGTTCTTTTGTATTGGTATTGAATAGTATATCCCGTTCTTTAAGTTCAATGGCATATGAGCAACATCATTTACAAACTTCCTGACACATGATAATAAGCATGTGCCTACTTTCTTGTTGATATCATCGAACCTTGGTTTTACAACTTCATGCAACTGACTCTCTCTCCTTATTTTATCCCCCCGGTCAGGCATGTCGAATTCTATATTTGTAGATCTAGACTTCCCTTTCATATTCATCACATTGATCAAGCTTGATATTTGTTTATCACATGTGTTGTATTCACTTGATTTTATTGAACCAGGTTTTTTGGCATCATTTATTTGATTTACCTTACTAAAATACCATTCTTTGATGTTATCTTCTTCACTTGCTCTATCTGTTAGCCCACTCTTGGGACAATAGTAAGGTGTTGCTTGACCATATTTTTCTTTCAATGTCTTCATAAACGTCCTCCTATCTTTATTTTCTTTGTTGATTCTTTGCTCGTTGAATTCATCCTTAATCTGTTTCATTTTGCTCAGCTGATCACCATGTGGGAATAATGTAGACAGATTCTTGCCATGTATTGCCAGATCATAACGATAATCATCCAGTAACTCTAGGTCCATCAATTCAGAGTCATCGCCAGAGTTGAATAGATATGGTATGCAATGCTTTATCTCAGCTTCTTCGTAGTCTTCGTCCCTCTTCTTTTCTATATCGTCCATAAGCTTCATAACGTCTATATCCTTTGTTGTTTTCATACTAGGTCCACTGGATCTCATCTTATCAAATATTGATTTTGCTATATCTCTTTCTGTGACTTTGGGGATATATTGTTCTTGCTGAGTCATACTACCAAGTAGAACCTCATCATCCTCTTCCATCATCAGCTGCTGATATAGATGAATATACGTTATTTTATCCTTAACTCCTCTAGCTATGAAGTTTAATCTGTTGTTCCATGTGATTATGTCTTGCCTCAATTTGATCTCTAGACTTCCAAATTTCCAACCCATTGTTGGTGTGTATTCAGTTATAAGATTTCTTAAGCGATCCTGAACAGTCTCAACATTTGACCCATCATCCTTAAAGACAAATGCCTCAAATCTGATGAATAGCTGTGGGTTTGCCAATTTGATGGCGTCTATGAGCATTCTATATTTTATTTCTTTTCTAACACTTGTTTCCTCAGGAGACCTACTAACTGCCACATCTCCTACTATCAGTATGTTCTTGTATAAACACATTAGATCCGGTGTCTTTCTAGATTGCTGATTTGTAGTAGGTATGGGGTTCAATTCCCTATGGATAAGGAATTGGTTTACTTCACTGTCATGAAAGGACCCTTCGGGGTCCAGGATTATCAGATAATTGCGTATATATCCCTCTGCAGCCTTTGACCGTTCATCTAGAAACCACTGTGACTTCTCCACCGCTTTATGTGGGTCATCAAGGTCTTCCTGCTCCACTAGTAATTCTTCTATATGAGACATTTTGATTTAAGTTTGGTTATTGGTGTGTTTACTACT